CACAGAGATTACTTCTTTGGAAGTGATCAAGGGCAAGTTGGAAAAGATCAAGAACGACAAGGGCGAAACAAGCCGTCGTAGCATCTACGGCTACGGTGATACAGTAAGCACCAGTGTTCTCAGCAAGGAACAAATTGCACAGGCCAAAGCAGAAGTGCTTAATCTGAAAAAGCAAAAACAACAGCTCAACGACGAAGTGCTTGAGTTGAACATCAAGACAGAGATTCCTCTGAGTGATGATGTAGTGGCTTCACTGCAGGCAGAAGGCTTGCTGTAACAGACCCCGGGCGCCCTTGCCCGTTATACAAAGGGGGTGGGGCAGTCACCATAAAGAGTGCTTGGTGTGTAGTGCATTGACCATCTGTGCTCTGTGAAGGAGTGGCGGAGACGCATTAGGTGAGGTTTAACACCTTCCCATAAGAATAAATGTTATGGACAGAGTAACCGCTCAGTCTAGGGCTCATGTGGTGTGAGTAGCTAGACACTTTATTAAAATATACTTTCGTCTACGTTGCCCAAACCCGGGGGAGCCTCGCAAAGGAAATGTGCATAGCACACGGTACAACAAGCATAAGACACTTGTTGGAAGTATATTTTAATAAAGTTACTTTAATAAAACACATTTTGCCTAAACATAGTTTAGGTTGTAAGGACTGCACACCGCCGTAGTGAAAAGTGCGAAGTGTGTTTTATTAAATTTATCGCGGGATGGAGAAGGTGGTATCTCGGAAGTCTCATAAGCTTCAGATCGTCGGTTCGACTCCGACTCCCGCAACCAGTTTTTACAAAGGCAAAAAATGAAACTAACTGACAGCCGTGGTCCTAACATAGATACACAAAAATGTGTAGAACAAGCAGGAGGCAACAGATTTGATCTTGTACTCATAGCCACAGTAAGAGCTAGAGAATTGTCTCGTAGACACAAGGCAGCAGGACATACCACTCAAGTAAATGCTCCGGTGAGTGCCTTGCTAGAAATCCAAGAAGGCAAGATAGGTCGAGAATATCTTAAAAGAGTAGAATAAATTCGATGCGGGATTAGTTTAATGGTAAAACAGCAGATTTCCAATCTTCGGTCAAGAGTTCGATTCTCTTATCCCGCTCCAAGGACGCCATGCAGGTAGTAGATCAAACACAGCTTGTTCGTAAATTCAATTTTAGCAGTGTTATCACTGAGCAAGATGATGCCGTGGCCTGCAACATTATCAAGGGCATCATTGCCGATGGCAATTACTTTACAAACAGCCCCAAGTTTCAAACCAAAGAGAATATATTTGCGCGACCGGAACCTGTATGGTTGAAATACAGAATGAGCTTTATGTTCAGCCTATTCATGTATCTAGGTCGTGAAGTCAAAGTATCAGAGATGATGGCTTGGAGTTTTATGACCAATCTCCAGGGTGCCGAAAATCGTGAAAAACTGTGGCACAATCATTGGCATCCAAAAAATCCCAATAGTAAAATGTTCAGCGGAATATACTATCTTCACATTCCCAACGACGTCAAAGATCGAGACTACTGCGGCACAGAGATAGCACCCAACGGTGCAGAACAAGACGGAAAATATTTTATTAAACCCACCCAGGGACACTGGATCATATATCCCAGTGAAACATGGCATCGTCCAGGCATCGTACAAAGCAACCAATATCGTTTCATATTGGCAGCAGATATAGAATGCTCCTATAGTTAAATGGCATAACGCATCCTTGGTAAGGATGTATTTCAAGTTCGATTCTTGGTTGGAGCACCACTTGACACATTGATAGAATGGTAGTATAATAGTTGCATGTATAAAGTAATAGATAAAGAACAATCAACAGAGTTTGCCGACTTAGATTTGGCAATGGCATTTGCTAAAGAGTTAAATGTATTCGTCACTATTCAAGGTGGCGAATTTGAAATCGTAGGTGTGTTTGGGGTTGACTCTGTAGTAGATGGTGTATGCCCAGACGGTGTTAGATACGATTGGAACAAAGCTGGCCGAATCGGTCGAGTCAAAAAAGAAAGACAAAACATAAATGGCCAAAGAAGACATAATTGAATTAACCGGGGCTGTGGAAGAAGTTCTACCCGGTAATATGTTTAGAGTAAAGATAGATAATATGTCTACTATAATACTCTGCTATACCAGCGGCAAACTCAAGCAACACAAAATTCGTATTATTCTAGGCGATCGTGTCAAGGTAGAAGTTAGTCCTTACGATCTCAGCAAAGGTCGTATTTCATATAGATTATAACAGGAGTTGGTCATGCCATGGATTCAAAACGTAGCACTCAGTGACATCCGTAAAGGGTTTCACATCGATGCGGGATCAAATTCCATGCTGATCCAAATCTGTGATCCGCCTGGCGATTTTCCCACCCCTTTGCACACATTCAAAGAAGTTCATCAATTCCAGTTCTTGGACATCGAAGCCAAGGACGAATGTTTGGACGAAGCCATGCGTTGCAGCCAAGAGCAGGCCGACGAACTTGTTCGACTGTTGCAACACGCATTAGAAAATCGCATGAACGTTGTGGTGCATTGCCATGCTGGCGTTTGTCGCAGCGGGGCAGTGTGCGAAATTGGTGTCATGCTAGGTTTTAACGATACCGAGGCATTCCGCAGCCCCAACCTATTGGTCAAGCACCGCATGATGAGAACCCTGGGTTGGTTATACGATGAGCAAGAACCCCACAGTATCAACGGAGTTACCTTGCCTTCCGGCATAGTTATTCCGGCCAAGACCATAGATTGGACCAACGACAACGAAAAGGTATTTACACTAGCTGCTGAGCGTAGAGCTCGTAGAATCAAAGAAGGTGATGTATGATACATTTAAATATATTTGAATTGAACAAAATTAAAAATATCTGCGAAGCTGTGGGCACAGAATACTTTACGCTAGAACAAGATAACAGTTCTGGTATTGGTAGTGTTCTTACAATGACCTACGAGACAGAAATAGCAGAGTATCCTGCTAGAGTATCCATTGAAGTGTCGGGTGTAGAAAATTGGTGAATATTGTACTCATCGGCGGAAAACATTTTGGATGCCTAGCTCTGCATCTTTTAGCAAGTAAAAGCGATGTAGTTATACAACGAGTCGTAGTCACAGAAGAAGATGATCGTCTAGGAAAACTTTCAAAAAAATTAGATTACGAATTGTACACAAGTAATCCAACGCTAGTAGATGCTGATGCAACACCAGATGATTGTGATCTAATCGTTACTGCATATACTCATGCTCGAGTTAGTAATGCAGCGTTGTCAAAATCTAAATTAGGCGGAATAGGATATCACCCCAGCCTTTTACCTAGACACAGAGGTAAACACGCTGTCGAAGACACAATAGCTTGTAAAGATGTAATCGCCGGTGGAAGTGTTTATCAACTATCCCAGGAATGGGATCAGGGCAATATCTTAATTCAAGATTGGTGTGCGGTGAAACAGGACGACAATGCTGGAACACTTTGGCGTCGAGATCTTAGTCCCATGGGTATTAGACTGCTGTCAACAGCCATTGATGGCATCATTAAGAACGGATATATTATTTCCAAACCGCAGGTATAGTGTGACGTTTTAGCCACTTGACAGTTTGGATTTTCTGTGCTATAATATACACATACTGAGAAAGCAAGCAATGGAATACCTAATTGAAACCCGTAGTAAACGAACCAAGACGTTTTTTAAAATTATTGTTCCTAGGATGCTCAAAGAGCTTAAACTAGAACGTAGTCGTAAAACTCTGTTGATTAGAGTATGCAAGGGCGATCTAGAAGGACAGGAAGGTTCCACAGTTCCGTTAGATGCGATTGACAGCTATGTTGTATTGATCAAACCTAAAAACTTGAAAGACATGGGGCTTACACTTGCTCACGAGATGGTACACGTTAAGCAATTGGCCAAAGGAACATTGAAACAGATAGATGGAGTAAATTATTGGAAAGGCAAGCGTTATCGAAAAAATCACAGGTATCTAGAGATGCCGTGGGAAGTTGAAGCGTTTTCTAAACAAGAATTACTTTTTCGAAGAACATTAGAACGATGAAAGGAGGGCATGATGCCTAGTGTATTTTTAGTCAGCGACACACACTTTGGACACACAGGTGTATGCCGCTTCACACGTAACGATGGTGTTACAAAATTACGTCCATGGGATTCTGCTGAGGAAATGGACGAAGCCATGGTCAAGGCCTGGAACGAACGGGTAAAACCCACTGATAAGGTATACCATTTAGGCGATGTTGTTATCAACCGCAAAGCCTTGGGAATCATGCGTAGGTTAAACGGTGACAAGGTGTTGATCCGTGGTAATCACGACATCTTCAGAGATGACGACTACCGTGAACACTTTAGGGAATTGCGGGCATATCACGTTATGAACGGGATGATCTTAAGCCATATTCCGTTACACCCGGAATCGTTGGGTCGTTTTGGTACTAACATACACGGGCACTTGCATGCCAATCGTGTTATGTTACCCGGGTTTGGTGGTAAGATCACTGACATAGTAGATACTCGTTATCATTGTGTTTGCGTGGAACAAACGCCGGACTTTGCTCCTATCTTGTTTGAAGACGTTATTGCACGGATTGAAGCAGAAGGTGGCAGCATCGGATTCAAGTCCGGAAACGGGCCTACAGCAGATTAGGACGTAGTCCTATTTTAGCGCCAGCCCTAAGGCGCTTATAAATGAGGGTAAAATAGCACCTTCGGGTGCTATTTTTTTGACTCTACGTTCTAGTATCAGCGGCATAAATACTTGTGATAGGAATAATTCCAGGAGTAGAAAATATGCCCTTACAGATTCGCAGAGGCACCGAAGCAGAACGCACAGCAATGACACAGCCTCTGGCTCAAGGCGAACTGCTGTATGTGACCAACGACCAAAGATTATACATTGGAAACGGTGCTACATTAGGCGGTGTTCAAATTACCGGATATACCGATGAAAATGCACAAGATGCTGCGGCCCTGCTTTTCAGCAACGGTGCTCATTCTGGAATAACTTTCACATATAACGATGCGTCTGCTAGTATAAGTGCAGCTCTTGATTTATCAAATTTTGCTGGAACTATAAGAGCTGATGCATTTAAAGGTTCAGTATTTGGAGATGATAGCACTGCAATGGTAGATGCCATCAATAACACATTCAACGGAAGTTTATCTGGTAACGTAACTGGCAATTTAACTGGTAACGTAACTGGCAATGTTGCAGGAGTAATAACAGGTACAGCGGGATCAACACTTGTAGGCAACGTTACAGGCAATGTTACAGGCAATGTAGTTGGCAATGTTACAGGTAATTTAGTTGGTAATGTAACTGGTAATTTAGACGGTGATATTAATGGTTCGGTATTTTCAGATACATCGACTATGTTAGTCGACGGAGTCACCGGAACTTTATCAAACGGCACAATAACGTTAAGCGATGATACAATAACAGTGGCCGCTAACACCGAAATTAATTTTGGAAATTTTACAACTAGAAATAGAATTGAAATTTACAGCTACAACACTGAGGCCGGTCTAACCGTAAACGCAGAACTTGCCGGTGCTCCTGGAATCACGCAGGCGGGTGCATTTTTAAGAATAAAGTCTACCAACGGAACCTTTAGCAGCCAGACAGTGCTGGGCGCAGGCGATCTTCTAGGTCAACTGCAATTTGCCGGATATGTTAATGGTGGCGCGAGCGGCGCCCAAACTGCTGACTTGGCAGTTGTAAGAGCCGTGGTGTCCGATCCAGGCGATCTTGTATCTAACTTTGCTTCAGGTAAATTACAGTTTTTTATCGGCGACAACGACAATCCAGGAAATTCCAAAGTAGCAGAATTCGACGATGTTGGAGTTTTCTCTGCTCCTGTTTTAAAACCAGGTGTATATGCAAACAATGCTGCACGAGACGCTGCAATTACAGCGCCGGCAGCCGGTATGATAGTTTTCAATACTACAGGAACTAAATTTCAAGGATACACTGGTGCTGCTTGGGTTGACCTAAACTAACCATATCATAATACAGTATCCCTAAGATTAGTAACAATAAATACCTGTTACTAACTTAGGGATTTTTCATGGCTCGTTTTATTAAAGACCCAACAGGTCTCACTTTTGGGGATTTACAAAACAATGACTGGGACTTAATCGAATTAAACATCACAGTAGATATTGCCGCTGCTATGGAATGGGTCAACGAAGTACAGATAAAAAATCAAGATTGTGTATGGGCATGGTCGGATGTTGATCAGTATGTCGATGAAGAAAGATTAGAATACTTCATTAAGACTCGAGACGACCAGCTGATAAGAACACAAACAGAACAGCCAGAACAGTGGATGCTTCAGTGGAGTTATCAACGAGAAGGAGTGCTGCCATTCAAAGGTGTTGCTTCTAGAAAACTATATCCTGAAGTTTATGAATCAGGCTTTGACAGCACATGGAATCGACCTCTTGAAAAATTCATGTTCGGATTTTGGAAAAGATATTATGATCTGCTAGGTCCTGATGTTTTTGAAGTAGCGCGATTAGTTAGATTCCCTAAGGGATGTGGGCTAAGAACTCACAAAGACACAGGTGCAGGACAACCATTCTTAATAAGGATGCACACAGTTCCTAGTATTGGGCCTGATCATTTTTTTAATTACGACAGTGATCTAACAGATATTACCCGTCAATACAAATTAGAAGCAGGAAAAACATACCTCTTAAACACAGGCATCTTACACGCTGCTTGGAACAACGACGATCAAGATTGGTGGATGCTCCACAACAATCCAACTCCGGAAGCTATAACAAAACTATTAAACACAAGGATGCACATAGAATGAAACCGATTGTAGATACAATTATTCCCCTGGCTCAAGATTATTGGCCTTTTAAACATACATCGTTACCAAATGATGCTGTATGGGATTTTTACGGCAGCGACTCGAAACCACTGTTTGAAAAAAATCAAACTGAAATTCCGGCTAATTGGATGTACCACAATACTCCTGTGATTTATAATTTTAATGAACAGGGATTACGAATGAAGAAAAACGTGCAAGACGTTAAGGGAGATTACATATACTTTGGTGGCAGCAGTTTTACATTAGGCTGTGGGCTCAACGAAGAGGATCGGTTTACTGAAAAAGTTAGTGCATCATTGGGATTAGATTTCATAAACTTTTCTGGGCCTATATACGGAGTTAAACTACAAGCCATGTCGTTTTTTAATTTCTTACAAACAAACATGCATCTTCCTAAGGTTCTGGTAATTGAGCATTTTCCAGATGCTTACAATTTCTATTCAAACGGAAACTATCTCCTTTATAAGTCAAAGTTTAAAGCCAGCAAAGAACAATGGCCACATCATTATGCAGCCTTTGAAGAACTTGAAAAAACAGATTTCTATGTTCAAGAATCTACAATGTACATTAACTTTTTAAGAAGTACCTGCCACCGCTTGAACATCAAGCTGGTAGAGATGTCTTTTTACAATGAGGACCGAGTTGTACTAGCAAACAACATTCCTAGTGTTAATAGAGAATCACATATTGAAGATTTGAATTACTGTTTTAGTCGTGACGTTTATTTAAAAGATGATGGCACATATACTGGGCACGGCGGTAAAGGAATTAATCAAGAAATGACTGATTTACTATTAACATTGATATGAACGGTCTAGTATTACATACTTCTGGAACAACTAAAGAACCCAAGGAAATATCATATACTTGGGAGGATATCAAACGATTTGCTTTAAACTCAATCACCGAAATTGGTCTTACTAAAGATGATGTGGTGTTAGATGTGTTCCCAGGAAATACTATTGCCCACTATACTGTGACAGCAATGCCGGCGCAGTATGCGGGCGCAAAACTAATTACTGCCAACTTTGATCCGTATTCATACATTAAGTTGTTTAATAAATATCAGCCTACATATATTAGTCTAGTTCCTAGGCACTGGGAAATACTATCTAAAACCAAAGGTTGGGATAACTTTGACATGAGTTCAGTACGTTACATGGTAGTGGGCAGCGGACTGTGCTCTCAAGAGATGATTGATTCATTTAGAGCAAGGGGAGTCCAACTAGTGGCTAATTGGTATGGTATGACCGAGATGCCGCCACCTGTGTTTGTAGGATATAACTCAGAAGCATTTGATTTCACACCTAAAGACGGGTATACTGTAGAGTTTACCGATGAAGGTGAATGTGTGATCAACGGTCATTATACAAACGATATTTTTGATATTACAACAAAGAAGTTTTTACGAAGAAAAATTAATGCAACTAACAGTACCTGGAAAACCAAACCTTGTGTTTAGACTGCTAGAAGAAGCAGACTATCCTTCTCTACAAAAGTTTTGCGATTATTTTAAAGAAAAAGGTTTAAAAAATAATGACAGCTTTGAGTCGATTAAACTCGACAAAATGAAAATGCCTTACGGTCAGTATTTTATAGGGTATGATACTGACAACGATTGCATCTGGAATTTGCTAGGAGTGCATCATCTTCCTGAAGTACACGAGCATGCTTGGCGTGTATTTTTTAGAGGGGCACAGCTTCCTGGATATCGGCTTGGAGAGGGATTAACTTTAGATATTTTTAAATTAGGATATCAGATAAGCTATATGATAGGAATGCAGATAGAGTTCGTATTGTCTCACGATCCCAAGGCTGAAATATTTGCAAGTACAAATACACCCAATGCTGAAACTTTTGCTAGGAGTCAATTTATAGATCAAAAAATTGCACCAATGCTAGTCAAACGAGGAGTGTTTATCAAGGCCTATGAAGAATTTGAATTATTCAACACTAAACAAAGTATTTGGAAGTTTAACGTTGATCGGTATTTCGAAGAACGAAAAAAGAGTGTTGGATTTTAAGAGTGAATACGTTTTAATCTATCTTCGATAGATAAGTTTTTACTGTATAGGTGACGATAATTTTCAACTAGTTGCTTGGTATAAAATTCATAGTTGTCCATCTGCCATGCTTCTATCTTAGGCAATTTTCCAAGATACGGTTTATCGTAGCCTATCAACATACTAGCCCAGTTGTAGCCATTGAGATTAGTTTCACCGTGGCTGACCCATTCTTTTTCTAATTTCTTTTCAATCATCTTGGCCATGTATTCTAAAATATCTGTGTTGTGGTAGGCACGCCAATAGTCAGTTTCTGTTCGATCAGTTAGTGTGTAATGACCTAGCACAAACTCTTTGGTTTCTTCAAGGAATCGTTCCATCACTGTACTTAAAATTCTACTACTTTTTTCGCTCCACCCGCTGTGCTTGTTAAACATCTTTGATACATTACGGATGGTAACACAGGTAATCATAATAGCTGTGGCTTCGAGTGGTTCGATGAAGCTTTGACCGAGACCGTTGACAACAACATTTTTAACTGCTATATTTTCTAATCGTCCACTGGTAAACTTGACAGACTTGAGAGGGTTCCACTCCATGCCTTTCTTCTTCCAATGATTTCTAATGTGATCCTCTGCTTGCTCTAATGTAATAAAATCATCACTAAAAACATAACCGGATCCGATCTGTCCCCAAGTAGGCGTTTCCCATATCCATCCGTGCGGCTGGGCGTCACTTATAGTACTGGGTCTGTATACTTGTTCTTTTACAGGTCCCCAGATAGCAGCATTATTAAGTAATCCGACGTACGGATTAAACTTGGTCATCTCACCGATTAATAATCTACGGAACCCGGTACAATCAATATACAAATCAGCGGACATCTTTGTGCCATCTTTAAGTACAATATTTTTTACACCGTTTTCATCGTACTCAACTCCTTCTACGTGAGCACGTATTTCTGTGTATCTTTCTTTCGGAGTATGACTTTTTAAACTGTTGCCAAACTCCATAGCATTGATATGATAGCTATAACCTGGAAACTTGCTAAAATTAGCATTACCTTGTTGTGTGTACGGGCTTAGTTTATTTTTAAGTAAAAATTCGCAGCCACCTTGACTGTCATTGAACCAGTCAATGTCATGTCCGGCCAATCCCTGAGCACGTTTAGTTAGGAAATATTCCACACTGCTAATTTCTTTCTTAAAAATATTTTTACCAAACTCTGTGGTTGGTGTGTGAAAGGATTGTCCTGGAAGTAAATCATCAAATGTGTGTAACCAACGACTTCCGGGCTTGTTAAAATTTAAAAACTCAATGCCATATTTAAAAGTGGCTTTGCCATCTTTCATCCAAGTAGCTTCGTCAATTCCGCAGGCCTCAGCCACGTGTTTAACTGTAGGAGTTGTGCTTTCCCCGACTCCTAAACTATCAACCTCATCACTATGAATAATCACTAACTCGGCATCTGTAGTTGCTGCGAGATAGGCAAGACTAATCCATCCTGCTGTTCCGCCGCCTACTATAATAATTTTTTTCTTATTCATAATAATTTCCGGATTCTTTAAAGATAATTAAAAATTCATTAACACTATAGTTGCGTATAACATCAGCGTTAACTGATTCAGACTTTAAAAGTATCGTCCAGCCTAAATTAGTTATCCAAGGAATAATTCCCCAAAAACCTAATAACAAGAAAAGTAGCAATAAATTTAGTATAGGCCCGACAAAAGAAAATCGATAATACACATTCTTATCCAACCAAGAATACGGAACTTCTATTCCGTATTCTTCTACTAAATCTTTATTAACTTTCTGATGGTTATACATAAAGCTTCTAATAATTCTGCTCTCTGGCTTTCCATTTTTCCATTTTTGCTCAGCATGTGTGTGATTATGGCGATGTATTGCCGCCCATTCATTATATTTTAAACCGGTTGAAAACCAAAACCAAAACCTATATAATACTGTTTTAAATGTTTCTTGATAATTCTTTCCTTGATGCGCTCTCGGATGTATATATTTTATACATATAAAAATAGTAAAAACTGAGTAGGCCAACGATATTAGAATTGCTAGTAACATTATAGATCCAATTTAAGTACATCCTCGGTATAGATTTTTCCATAAATCTTAATACTTGGAGAACTGCCTTCGTTGTATAAAGAGTGTGGGTACGAAGTATTTACGAGATAAACCCAACCATCTGCGGGAATCTGAATACGTTCACCATCAATGATCCAATATGCATCGTCATTGGTATACAAGGCAATATGAAATCGAAATTTATCTGGAGCGTCTTGATGTGTGTGCAGTATTGTTCCGGGTGTTAGTATGCTAACAATTACTTTTTTGGTTCGTACCTTGCTGGCAATTTCTTCCCCAACTTCCAACATGTATCCGTTGAAACACTCTCTCGGAAATAATTCAGGAACATCTTCTTCTGTATCTTTGAATTCCGGTTTAGCATTACTACGTTCTGGAGGTAATACTCCTTGTCTATCGGGTGGGTTCCAACTTAAATTATACCAGGCACTATCAGGCATAAATTTGTGTCCAGTTTCACCGGTTGGATCGCTGGGATCTTCTTTCCACATCCATTTATGTTCGCCATGAATAAATTTCCAATCTCCGTAGTTTTTTTCCAAGTCCTCGTACCAGCTTCTTAATTTTTCAAGATCAATTTTAAACCACGGTTTAATTTTCCAACCAGTATCGATAATAGGAAATTCAATGATGTAAGGTTTATATCCGGGGATGTGTGTTCCGGATACATCTAAAATATTAAAATCCAGTTCGCTTGGTGGTATTCGGATCATATACTGTACATTCCTGTCAAGATTGTTTCTAACTGTGCTGCCGGAAATTTAAAAATCATATGAATCCTATCAGTTGAGCCTTGATTATATGTGCCGTGCAGTATAGTTGTATTCACTAGATAAGCATTACCTACCTGCATGTTAAATTTTTCATCTTCATACAAGAACCATGCATCTGGATTGGTTATTATAGGTATGTGTATTTTTAAAAATTCATCGTTGTCTGGATGCAACTCTATTTTGGTATTTGGTGGGTGACCGGATATTCCTAATTGCCTTGCTTCAGGAAATGTATCTATAATTTTTTTACCGAACCCAAAAATTAATTCCGTAGGCACTTGACAATTATCTGCTTCGCTTATTTCTTCACCGGTGTCTATATGATACGGCGGACAAGGCTTTGTTGGATCTTTTAAATTGCTTTGTACAGCCCAACTATACATCTCATTTACAGAATGTGTTTTTGTATCAATATTATTTCCAGGGGTCCATCTCATGTGTTGATAATCTTTGTTAATTTTATCATAATAAGAGATTAGCTCGCTCTGGTCGAACACTACATTATCGAGTAATTTTATTTTAAAATTCAGCATATCAAGGATTTTAAAATAGTGTAAACGTGTTGATTATAATTTTCATATTCAACGGTTTTATTATTTTTATATTCTTCTACAAATTTCGCCACAGCAGGACTTCTAGATTTGCCTTTAGAACAATAGATATGCAGTTTAGACTCGTCGGGCACAGCATCTATAAAATTTTTTATTTCAACTGCTTGCTCTAGTGTACACGCACGAGCATTAAATTCTATGTTGAATATAGTATCAAATTTAACTTGATCGTGTTCAACATCATCAAAATAACAATTAAGTATGCTAGGATACGATTTTGTAAAATGTGGTGTACTGTGTACGTGTCCAGTTGCATTAATACAGATAAAAAAATTGTCGGTTAACCGACTTACATTAGTGTCTGTAAATCCAGTCTCCTCAAAGTTTTTTTTAGAATAAACCTTAATATCAATCATTGTTAGACATCTCGATAACTTTCAAAACATGATTTCTAGTTATCCTGGTAATAATATGAGTTCGGCATTGTTCGGTGTCATTAGATGTTCCGTGCCAATCGCCTGTATTGAGGATGTATATTTTCCCCAATTTCATATGATATTTTCTATCTCGGTCTTTACCAAAATGAAAATAAGAACCGTCTGGTGTTTCTATAGGAATGTGTAATTTTAATCTTTTACTGTCAATGTGTTGTTTAATATACATACCCGGATAATGTCGGGATGTTACCACTTGCCTAAATGCGTCTCTCCCCAACGCTTCTACGAGATCTTTAAAATATCCAAAACAGAACTTAGGCATAATAACAGCATCATCTATAAATGAATCCATGTTGACTTCGGGGTATAGTTCTGGATTACACTGAACAGGCGGCGGCAATGGTTCATATCGTTCAATGGGCCAAGCTACTGTGACACCGTCAATAGGGCCGCAGTAATAACCACAATAGCCAGTCTCGACCATCTCTTTGCTTTTTTCAAGATTTAAGAGATCGTGGTTCTTATTAAAATTAAAAATAGTTTCTGGGAATTGAGTTATTAGATCATCCCACCAGGTTTTTAAATCAACACTGTTAACATCATAATTTAGTTCAACAAGATCCCAGTCGTTGGTATCGTACAGTAGATCTTCTGTGATATTGTGATTATTCGGATCGTAATCCTTGATTACCCTGGCTTCCAAGATATGTTTCTCCTAACGAGACAGTAGTTAAATACTTCGTGAACTATTTATTGCATTTAAAACTCCCGTGAAATTAATACGATATAACAACGAAAAACAACGAGCTGTCTATTTTTGTGGGGATAGTTATAAAAAGATTTGGTATAATGTAGATCCAGTGTGGATTGAAAAACATGTAGAGGATTTAAATCTATTATTACCGGGATATGTACTTGAACACGGAAACAACTGGATTCGATTTAAAGTTGTAGAAGGAACACCGGCAAGTGAATTTCCACATACTTTGGAATTTGTTGAGAAAATACATAATTTTTGTCTAAGTCAAATTTTAGAAACAACACCGGTGTATCACGGTGATTGGACTTTGAGTAATATTATAATTAACGGAGATGAAATGACAATGATTGATTGGGATAATCTAGGATCACACCCTATTGACCAAGTGTATAAAAAATTAGCATCCGACTTAAAATCTGCGTTTGGGGAATTATATGTTTTTTAATATTGGTCGAATTCAAAATAACAACTTTCCAGTACATGTTAAACATAACGATCTGCATATTGATCTAGATACCGGATGGACAATTACTGAGAAACAAATATCCAAGGGATTATCGGAGAATCAGTGTACAATTAAATTACTATCGTCGGGTATTGAAATCGATACTAGCATAAAGAGATCATTTCCAGTGTATTATGACTGTGATAATATTAGCAATCTATTTAATTACGAAATGCAGTATGCCACTAACGATGGTATTTGCCTACTTAACGATTCTGTTAAGTTTTTAAAAAACTCGTATTCTACTAAATTTAGAAATTTAAATTTAACTAACAATGAAGTATTTGATTACCTATACCACTACCTCGATGATAAGATAAAAAACTTTGAAACAGACTTACCTATAAAATTATTTCCTACCGGTGGAGTAGACATTAGTTTACTAATTTCGTTCATAATTAAACATAAAAAAAGATACGAATTACTCACATATGAACATAAAGATATGGATTATTTTGTATGCTACAATCGAGCAGACATCGGAAATAATTGGGCTTACCGTGATATACATCATTGGACTAATCCTAGTATTTTGTTATCAGGAACCCACGGTGATGAAATGATGCTGCGATTACCGCAACACGCATACATGCTAGGAAAAATTAATGGAGAGAACATCCTAGACGATCTTAGAAGTAATTCTAATTTATACCATAGCCATTACTATCTAAGATCAAAACAACAAAAATCATACAAAGAAGCTGACGAATTAAATTTAAATGCAGATCAGGCTAAAGAGTTTATTTTAGGAAGGAATTCGTTTGATTATCAACATTGGCATTTAGGAAATACGTTAACCTGGGCTCCCCTAAATGACTTAGAAATAACAAATATCATGTTAAATTTTGACTACGACTTTCTACGTACACAGTTTTTAGATGCAGGTATTAGCAAGAAACTGATTGCTAGAAATAATCCACAACATCTAAAACTTGTTTCACAGGCAAAGAATGTTAATCACTTCGGCCACTTGTGCAAACTATTCGAAGGCATAGACACACTATCATGACTCCCCAATCATTTAGCTACGCAGCTATAGGCAGTAACGGTATGATATACATGCCGCCGTATGGATTAAATGAAAGCATCAACTATATGCTTAAACTAAATCCTCACACTTATCAAATAGACAAGATTTCTATAACTGTTGATTCATCTGTGGAAAAGTGGATATGGGGGATCGCTCATCAAGATAAGATATATTTTTTGCCCTACGGCGAAAGCAAGATACTAATCGTTGACACATTAACAGACGACATTAGTTATGTAGAGCTTTCAGTAACTGCTGGACACGGCAAATACGTTATAGGGCACATCTATGACAATAAGATATTTTCTTTGCCGCACGGTGATATTGAAGAATTTGATCACATGCTGATCTTTGATCTAACTACAGAGACAGTAATTCAGCAACAGCTACAATTACCGATCAACGATACAAAGAAGTGGCACACTAGCCAACTGTTAGGTGACATAATTTATGCAATGCCACGCGGTGATCGAATCGCCAAGCCTTACTTCCCTTACAGAATAGAATACAACTGCAAGACACTAGATTACACGCTGGTTGATCTAAGTGCGTTGTGGACTGATATAGATGATACTCCTTACTCTGGCACCAAGTATACAACATTAGCGCAGTACAATGGCAAATTGTATGCACCGCCTTACTGTAGAAATCCCAACTTTGACTTAATGGGCATGTTCGTCGATGGTGTGTGGGTCTACTCTCATACAGGGCAAACTGCAACTAGCAGAAAGTACTACAGTAATCTAATATCCAAGAACGGTAAGATCTACTTCCCCCCAGCAGGACACGACGAAGACTGGAGCGAGTTAATGATCATCGATGGCACTACCGACAGCGTGACTATTAAGGAGTTGGGTATTGCCAAAGAAAGTAAAAAGTATTTTGCGGGCGGCGAGAATAGTCAAGGTAAGATATACTTCATTCCTCGAGGTGGCTGTGTGTGCGAGCCCGAATCAACTTGGAAAACGTTTGGAGACTTAACGGAAGTATTGGTTATTGATACCAAGGACGACAGCACGTATACCGTTGATGTGAGTGAGCATTACAAAGACTCAACCACTATTGAAAAATATAATAGTTGTGTTATGGTAGATGATAAAATCTTTGCTTTTCCATACGGGGAGAGTGAAGGCTTCCAAGACATATTAGTGTTTGATACTGAAACTGAAACTGTAATTAAAAAGATAAATCTAAATGGGGTATAAAGCATTTGAAGACTTTTACAGAGAGTCTGAGATTAAACATCTTGTACTGCACCAACACGGCGATTACCTAGTAAGCCCGCCGTTTTGCACAGATAAATGCAAAAACTATAACAAGTTTATGTTCTACAAAGATGGTAAGTTTGATTTCTTAGACTTAGACCTACCGCAGGCAACAAGCAAGTTTAATGGTATGTGCAGCATAGGCGATAGTATATGGACAATACCTTACGGTATATTTGATAACTTCCATACTATATTACAAATAAAAAACAACCAGCCTATCTACCATGCAATAGACAAACCAGGCAAAGGTCAGTTTTATAGTCTTGCTAGTGATGGTGCTCAAGGATTTAGTTTTCCTTTAGGTTATGAGGATACTGCATTCGCCATCCATATCAAAGATGACAAGGTTGCCTTGCATGATTTCAATACGTACGGTCATAGAAAGATGCACATGGGCACTGTCTATTGCAATGGCAGATTCTGGAGTCCACCTAGGGGTGATACCGAAGGATACATAAATGTTGTTTCATTCGATGGCACTGATATTGTAACGTATCCTGTAGAGTTTGAGCAGAAACATATACTAAGAAAATATACTGATTTTATTGTCAGAGGAAACATGCTTTACGCATTACCGTTTGGTCAGAACGGACATTTAGATCAAGTGTTAATCGTTGACACTGATACAAACACATACAGGTTGCAACAGATTGATATTCCAGTATTCTTTAAAAAGTTTAATTGCGGAATATTGGTTGACGACACTATCATTGCTCTACCATATGGTGACAAGAGTCAGTGTACAAGCAACTACGGACTTGTGTATAATTGTGATACTGATAAAAGTAAAACTTTTAATCTTGATGAAAAATTAAACTTTGGTGGAAAATATCGTTTTAGAAGCGGTATTGCCTTCGAGAACAATGCAGTATTCTTTCCATCTGGCTCACCAGCAATTCCGTTGATTGTACTTGATAAAGAAGGCAACATTATCCATAGTCGATATTATAGAGACCACGTGTTAGGACGACCGATCGAGTATCAAGGCAGAGCATGGACCGTTGCCTACGAAATTCAAACTAAAAAGCAGTTCTTATTTGCCCTTGGCTGCGACTTCGTTGCAGAATTTATACCAATTCTGTAATTCAGGGAAGGTAGTGGCAAAGTCTAACCCTCTGCGTTCTTTCATTCTTTCTACAAACGCCGGAATAGAAATAAGATCGTCTGTGTTATATTTTCCTAGGCCATCTCTAATTGTTGAAAGATATTCAGAATATTCCTTCCAACTTGGGACTGTTTGATTAATCCAATCAATAGCTTCTGTAATAGAACTTTTATAATCTTCTGTTAAATTCCAAGTCGACAGATAGCTAGGTTGCACAACACCATTAGATCCAAATTCTATTTCAACTCCGTGAGTAATCTGCAGATCATTGACCCATTTTAAAAAATCGATAAATCTAGCAATACTTAAAACATTGTGTGTGCAGGCAAATCTAATTCGAATATCTTTACCTTTTGTTGCTATGATAGTTCTGTTAACATTTGATTCAAACGTATTCCAGTTTAAGTTTGATCTAATAAACTCTGATCGAGCCCCGGTACTTTCATTACTAAATTCTATCCTTACGGATACGTGATTATGTAGTCGATCTAATAACAACAGCCATCTATCCATGTATTTGGTAGGAGTGTTGCCGTTGGTAAACACTGTGAGTTCTGGTTTAATTTTATGTCTGTTTGGATTCTTCTCCATCAGCACTAACAAATATTCCACAAACTCGTGGAATTCAGATTGTATCAAAGGTTCGCCGCCTAGTATACTGTAATTTAAAATATTCTGGCAACCTTCTGTTTCAAACCATTGATAAAAAATTTCTTTAAGTTTTCCGTCAGTGGTGTCTTTGTAATTTAAAGACAATTCGTTGTATTTTTTTAATTCTGTTGCCCATTGAGAACTTGACAAATCATTGCAATACACACATTTTAAATCACAGGTATTATTAAAATATAATTCTAAGAAAGTCGGCAATGCTTCGGTTCCTCTAGGAACATTAAATCGAGATCGGTGAGCTTCATAAAACGGCTCGGGTTTACGCTGACTTCTAACGCCTTTTTCTTCGCAAGTCCAACAACTAGCACAGTCTGAATGCTTTACGTTATCTAATTTTTCTTGCCTTCTTTCCAACTCATACGGTGTATTAAAAAAAACATCTGTGTCATATTTTAATAAATCATCAGAACTTATAGGTTTTGCAGGAACATTACAACAATTCTTAATTATACCCGCATCAAAATGCACAGATAAAAACGTCCATTTGTTTGCACACATAGCTTGACCATCTAATTCTGGTCTTCCTAATTTTAAATTTTTTGTATAATCTTTAACTGTTATAATTTTATTCATTTGATTTCTTTAAATAAACGTCGCTTAAACAAGTACATGTGTTGTTACCGCACACAATTGGTTCAGAAGGTAATAGATAACTTTCTAAATTTCCTATTTTGCCTCCATAAAGGCAATCACTTCTGTATATATCTCCCCATTGATCAATGCCTATGCCATCTAGACCAGCCCAGCACTTCCAGCCCTTGTGATTGTTTTTTCCAGTTAGTATTAATTCATTGCCACTTATTTCTTCACCATCTAACAGCATCTTTCCACGATGCAACTTTTGGTCAGGCAGATCTCGTAAGAACTTCCATTCTTTAAGCACCTTACGCTGTTCGTCAGCAAACTCTGCTGACTTGTTTGTAAATGATCCTTCCTGCTTATCTAATACTATCTTAGGCCATACAGCTACATTATCAGCAGCGTTGAATAACTGCTCTGCTATAGCCACTGTTGTTTCAAAGTTTGACGGAGTCAGCATTACATTGACACCTTTCATGCCAGGAACGTTTTGTAAAATATCTATAAAGTGATCAATGTTGGCATATTCGTGATGATAAGTTAGTATCATTCCATCACTGTACTTCGATAGTTGCTGATAGTACTCAACTGATTGACTACCATTGGTTAGGTAACTAAAGACATTGCCTTTTTCTTTAATTAGTTTAGCTAACGATAAAAAGTGTTTCCAATATGTAGGTTCGCCGCCACTGATACGAAAGCAAATCTCTTTATCGGGCAAGTTAAAGTTTTCTACAAAATGCTTAACTGTTTCCCAGTCCGGCCATCCAGCACTGCCATCGTGGAGGAATGTTGGACAGTAGGAGCATCTGTAGTTACACTTGTTACCCAGCGTCCAGCTAACTAGGAACCAGTCTTCTTTAGACTTGTCATAGTAGGTTAATTTATGAAACATTCATTCCATTCTTTAAAATAATATCGTGTGTGCGTTGTGTTAGCTTGACTGTGAGTATTAGAGAATACACATGATCAGAGAAGCTGAATACAGAATGTTCACGTTGAAAGTTAGCCCAATAAAAATATCCCGGATCAAAGTAAGTTGCTTTGCCGTTGATTAATTGTACAAAGTTTTCTGGTTTGCATTTACCAAATATTGTGATGAGTCTGACATATTCAGGACAAGCACCAAAGTGATCAATATGGGGAGGAAAGAACCCACCTGCCCCTATCCTAAGAAAGTGTACACGCCCGATGTCGGGCTTGAACATATCAATGATCGATTGTATCTGCGGTAATGCATCATATACCTGCGTCGGGGTATTGAAGTTTTCTTCCTTCATCTCGACATCGTGATACTGCTGCATATAGCCAAAGCTATTAAGATGATAGTTATCCATGACATCACCGGTGTGACTGGTTACCGGCAACCCCCAACGATTGTTGTGCAAATCTTTCTTTGCATTATACGGACACCAACTATCTTTAAATTGCTCTAGATCCTGTTCTAGCTTAACAGGATCTACGTACATTTTTAATTTAATAAAGTCGCCAATATTCGCAAGACTGTTAAACAACAGTCCTCTTTCAATTTCTTCGTATGTCATCTCTTTCTCTTTGATATTTTATAAAACTTCTACAGGCAAGACGCATGGCATCTATATCCCAATCTGTCTTAGCTGGTGTTATGATTAAGTGTATCCTAGGCTCGTTGCCTAAGTTTCTAATGCAATGTACGCTTCCGAGATCCATTGATCTAAAATCTCCTTCTTGCCAAGGAACTATACCACCGTTTTCTAAAACAAATTCCGACCCAGGTGGATTTGATATTGCCACATTGATGGGGCCGCATAATGCCTGACCCATCTCATAGTCTTTGTGTGGGGTTGTGCTCCCACCTGGTTCTAATACCATTACTCGTATTCTAGAAAATTCTTTTAACGGACAAGTTGCTTTCAACCATGTAACAGTCTTTGGAAAAAATCTACTCACATCTGTCCAGTCAGTAATATCATCGTCTGTTATTAATCCGTCTAGTTTATACTGTTCATATGAGTTGGTCATAATAGATGAATAACCATACAAGGTTATAGATTTCCATGTAGGGTGCTCACGATGTGGTATTGCTAGAGATGCTCTAGTTTTTAATTCTTGTTTAATTTCAGATGTGTCGGTGTTGGTATCCAACATTAAAGATTTACATTGACTACTATGTCGAATCCACTTAAAGAAATTAGTTACTGTTTGGTCCGACTCTAGATTTAAAAATTCAGCAGGAGGTGGCAAAACATCTTTATTGTGTTCTATATCTTTATTAGCGTTAAAGAAATCAGTTACTGCTTTATCCACGGAAGGACCTCGAATCGTTTATCAAATTGTTTTGCTAATATATCGGAAGCACGAGCACAATGATAATCGCCGCCATCCGCTGTAAAAATTGACACATACCATTCGATGTTGGTGTCGTTGGCTAGTGCTTCAAGAAACTGTTGTTGCAATTTAAATCTCAGCTTGACATCATATATCAATGAGTTAACGGTGTAGTTGAAACAATTACTAACTACCCAGAAGCCTCTAGATCCTTTGCATGTTTTTAAGAAATTCGTAACTGCATCTGTGTTAAAAATATCTAGCTGAATAAACTCTTTTGATATTTCTTTGTACAGACCCATGCTTTTATGAATAGCGGTTGGGCTAATGTCAATGACATAATGATTGAAACCCTGTAGGCCAATGGCTGTAGGCGTTGTTTCGATCATGTTGCCAGCACCCAACGATACAAGACAATCAAATGTTCCCTTAACATCTACAGGTATTCTTAAAGGATCTTGCGTGTTTGTTGGAAAGTAAAGATTATAATTAAACATGTCATTTATAACCGGAATATCTGCAACAGAATAGTCCATGTTAAAATTACCCACCGCTAGTTTGCCGGAGTACTCGTACTCTGATCCGTCTGTAGGAATCGTGTCAGTATAAAAGACGTCGTACCCATTCGATAACAAATCGGCGGTGTTATATTCAACCAATCTACGAGCCAAATTGTTAAGGCTTTCGTTTTGGTAATCTTTATGGATCCAGTAAAATTTTTTCATTTATAAATAGCTGTGAGGTATTTAATGAGTTTACTAAACAAAGAGATTGTTTGTGGACCTGAACAAAGTTTCGAGCCCCTTCATATATTCAGCGAAGGCAACGTCATTGTTCAATCTTCAGATAACAGTCAAACACTGTATGTTGATGGTGCTGGAGAAGGCGACTGGCCCATTTATATAGGTGTGACTAAATCTAGAGGAACACAGGAAAACAAACTACCTGTTGAAACCAACGACATTTTGGGCGGCTTACAGATCTATGCTCGAATAAAACAAGGTTCTAGCCTAGGATACTCTACAGAAGAAACTCCGTTAATCGGTAGTGCAATCTTTAAAGTTGGTTCTACTCTAGGATCGTCTGAGCTGTTGTTGGCAGTTGCTAATGACCACACACTAAAGGTTAAAGTGGTTTTAGATTCAGCCGGCAACCTTAAAGTTGCAGGTAACATCGAAACTGGTTCATTATGTATAACTGATGAAATTGTGAATGCTTCAGGCAATGCTGTCAAGTTTGTCAAGGTCTATCACAATGGCAATGCATATGCTATGCCAATTTATTCAATTCAGGAAACACCGAGCGGAAGTTGGTTCCGCGAGTTGTGTCGCAGGTTTCTAAATATTCTATAGTACTAGGTAACTTAGAACTCCAATCTTCCTGCATCATATAATCAATAAAGCCTAACCATCGAGGGTTGTCTGTAAACTGTCGAATATTTTTAGCAGCTAATTCTTTTAACTCCGCAGGCAATACACGAATATTTAAGTAACTTGGAAAGTATACTAGATGGGTACCTATATCACCATTGGTCTTTGGATGCATGTGAACCTTCTCAAAGTTCTGTGATATCTTCCATTTTGCTAACTCTGGCAAGTACATTATGTTTAGTAACTGAACTGCGCAGGCAATGTTAACTATGATATTGTCTGGAGTGTTGTCTAGTATGTGCAAATTTTTCACAATAGTATTCCAGTCACTAGGATAGCGAATGTAATGATTCTTATCACCTACTGCGTCAATGCTAAAGTTAAATCTAACTTCTTTAAAATGACTCCATAGTTCTAATAACTTTTCTGGTAGTTCTAATCCGTTAGAGTTATAGCGCAACATGCAATTACCAGCGTTGCCAGTGTCGACCATGAACTGTAAGATCTTATAGTGTTCTGGAATCAGCAGCGGTTCCCCGCCAGCGAAGTACAATTCTTTGATAAACTGTGCTTGCTCTTTCATTGTGTCTAAGAAGTTGCCCTTTTGATACCAGGTATAATCGTACTTGCTATCCCAACCTTGATCTTGCTTTAACTCGATGGACTTGTACTTAGGGTATTGTAATTTCCAATCTTTAATCCAGCTTGAACTGTCATGTGGACTACACATAACACATTTCAATTGACACAAGTTACCTAGACGCAGATCAAAATAAGGTATACTAACTGGTAAAGATCCATCCTCGGCAGTAGTGCTAACAATGTTATCCATGTCTATTTGTTCATTCCAGACTTCTGTTTCCCATTGTCGCTTACTAGTAATGCCATTGGCTTCTTCTTGAAAACATTTAGTACAACTGGTAGGCACTTGATCGTTTAATAACTGTAATCGAGTATCTCTCATAAACTTGCTGTTCCACACCTGTCCAATGGTATGTTCTCGTAGGTTCATGTTAACCCCGTCCTCAGTAACTAACCCAGCGCCTTTGTTATCATCCATGCCAGCACCACTAGCATTGGCTGTGCAACATACTCGAACATCACCGTTGGGGCGAGTGGCTAGATGTACGAACGGTAATGGACAGAACGTCTTACTCAAAAAGACTCCTTAATTCCGGAGCAACTGTCATAATATCCTGTGTTCTTTTTTGATCTAAATATTTTGTAAATTTAACAAACTCAGACAATTCGTTTGATCTATCTTCTAAGAAAGTAAATGTAATTACAGACTGTAAAATATTAATTGCAGTTTCTTTTATGTTATCTGGTAAATCGGAGTTGTTAAATTTTTCTTCCCATTCAGAATAATGTAATTTAAGTTCATTTTTTAAAGATGTTGGAAACATCTGCGTACATACTCTATAAGGTTCGTACACCATATGATATCCGATTACCGGTTTATGGTCAACATCGTTGATTTTCTTAAATCCGCTATCAAATAATTTCCACCATATAAACTTCGGCAAATGAAATACATTATAGGCAGAAACTGTATATTTCATCGAGGGAAAAATATTATCATTATTAACAGCAATGTCATCTAATATTTTTAAATTCTTTAAAGCCACATTCCACTTGAACGGATAACGTTGATATTCTAGTATATCTTCCATGCCGTCAATGCTTGCACCGATACGAACCATTTTAAAAAATGGCCACATAGATAACGCTCGGTCCGGTAACACTGACAAGTTTGTGTTATATTCTAGAACAATATTTTTTGAATGTCCTAGATCAATACATCTTTGCAAAAACTCATAGTGTCGTTCTATCAACAACGGCTCGCCACCGGCCATGTACACTCTGCTCAAGTTAGGCATATTTTCTTCTAAATTATTCCAAAAATAATCCTCGCCATGCCAGTTGTACTCGTCGGAAATCCACCTACCTTTATCATTGCGAACAAGTTTAACAAAACCCTGAGTGTCATTGAACCCTTGTTCAGAAAAATAATCGGTGTGTTCCTCGTACCACGAATGACTTTCTGTAGGACCGCACATTCGACATTTTAAATTACAAAAATTTCCAAAACGTAAATCTAGGTATATTGGTTTAAGATCTATTGAACCGTCGGGCTTGGTAGCATTTACAGCATCATCGAATGTAAACGAATCTTCCCACCTCTCTACTTCGCTTGGACGCCGAGCCATCATGCCGGTTTCTTCTTCACTCTTACAACGGCCGCATTCTGGGTTCCACTCACCGTTGATCATATTCAGTCTTACACGTTTTAGTAAATCAGCATTTTGGATATCAAACATGTTATCCCTGGATACGTTATAAGGCTCGCCATTTTCTTTTCTCAAGATTCCTTGATTAGGAGTGACGTTTGCCTGACAGCAAATTCTACAATCGCCGTTGGTACGCACGGCTTGATGAAGCCAAGGAATAGGGCAAAACGTCTTACTCATTATTCAAGTGCCTAATTAACGTAGATAGACCAACGAATGTTCTGTCTTGTTTAAATGCCATATGTATGGCCTTAGAAGGAATGAGATCAAAATCATTGCATATCTTTGCATTTAGCTCGCCATACTTGGTCCACAAGTAATCACTAGACACATTGTCTAATACATAGTTTGCTATCATAGTTGGCATTCTGTTTTGCATATGAAAATCATTCATTATCGATATGCTATCTCTAGTTTGTTCTTTGGTCCAACGCAGACCAATTCGGTTCCAACCTAATCCTAGACCTTTGGAAAGACTGATACCAACACTAGATATAGCAGGATGCCCGTAATCAAATACGATATCACGACAACAGGTGGTCCAAGCACTGTCGATGTGGACTTTAATCTTTTTAACCAAACATTCATTTAATATCTCCTCCATGTCATGATGTGGGGCACCAATGCTAGGAAACGGCATTGCTATAATTAATGGAATATTCGGAATCAGCGAGCCCACATCTTTAACATACGCTAATCCCAATCTTTCGTGATATCTATAATCACCACGCAAGACCTGTACAGGGCCTTGCATATAAATGTTATCAATAAACTGAGTACACCCTGCCGTGATGCCTATAAAGGAAAATGCATCAATACCAGGTAGTGTATTTAGAGTCGATCCAAATATAAATTTAGTAGCCTTCTCTTTAAACTGTTCATGTATTGCTAGCGAATGGTCAGGTTTAATTCCTTTAAACCCTGTGGCTGTATCAGTGAACAACGATTCTAAATAGTTATCGCACAGAGGTTGCGGCCTTTCAACCTCTAGCCATTTAGCATCGTATTCAGGTGCAACCCTTACTCGTTCCATTCTTCTATCATCCGGTAGCACATAGGGAAGATTGCTCTCCAATCTTTGCCTTGTATTTTTGACATCTTTTCAAAGAAGTCTTTTAGGTCTTTTCTACCTTGAATAATCTCTGATTCTGTCATAGGCAATTTCTTCGAATACATCTCCCATTGCGTTAACTTATCTAACATTGCCGTGTCAGCGGTTTGGCTCTTTAGATGCATGAACATTCTTGTATGTTGTTCGTTAGTCATTAATCGTAGATTTAAATATTTGGGATTCATTACTGGATGACTTACTACTCCTGAGAATGTTTCAGTATTAATCTTTTTAAACTGCTTGCTCTCTAACCATTGCATCCATGTAACAAAGTGTTCTATATTTAAGATCGACACCGTGGTACTAGTAAAGACTGCTGAATTTGGAGGCCCGGTATCTAAGAAGTCTAGATTCTTTTCAATCACTGACCACTTAGTAGGATAACGGATTGCTTCATTAACTTCCCCGTATCCATCAACCGAACAGCATAGTTTGACAAATTTAAATTTATCAATAGTGCGTAAGAAATCCTGCGGCACGACGGTTACATTGATACTGTATTCAAGTTCGATGTTTTTGGCAAGTCCTTGCTCTAATAGATTATTTAGAAGAGTTAGGTGCTGTTTAACCAGCCAAGGCTCGCCGCCGCCAAACTTGATTTTCTGCAGATATTTTGCATTTTCGGTAAGCAGTTGATAATATTCTTCCTGATCAACCCACTCAAAGTGATCATGTCCATCTGTGCTGTAAGTAACATCATCAATCATGAATATTTTAGAACCGGTGATCTGTTCTTGAATTTTATACCATTGATTACTTTCACCGGGATGACACATAACACATTGTAGGTTACACTTGTTACCTAATCTTAAATCCATAGAAAATATACGCTGCTCAGTTACAGCGCCATCTGGTAGTGTAATATGTTCTGCATCTTCTCTGGTAAAATCATACATAGTTGCTTCCCATTGGTTGCGACTACGCTTGCCTGACTCTTGTTCAATCTTGCATCTACGACATTGTTCTGGCCATTCGTTATTTAGAAACTTTAATCGAACCTCCTTTAATGTATCAGAGTTTAGTGCTTTGCTGATATCATCTATTCTCAAAGCCCGTCCATCCTTTTCAAGCAAGGTATTCTTGTTTCCACCGCTTTGACTATGCGAGCATATCCGTAGTGCTCCGTTACTCTTTACAGCAATGTGACTCCACGGTATTGGACACCAGGGCATTGTCATGTTTTAGACCTTTCAGCCCATTGGGCATTCATTCTGTCAAACGATCCACACTGCTTGGAACAGGCCTTGAGTCCACACGTACTCCATGCTTGTTCAATCTTATCAAAATAACCGGAATCAAAAATATCTTGTATGGTGGCGTTTTTCAAATTTGGCCATACTCCGATTTTGTCTAGATAATCAATTCTTGAAATAGACATTGGGATATCATGCTCCATATCGGTCCAGCAACACGGAGTTACTGTTCCGGTGGCGCTGACATATATTTGATTACCTTTCTGTACCTTGCAATGAATTATAGGCAATGTATCTTCTTTGGCTTTTTTAACTTTGTCAATCATCGAATGACTTAGAGTGGTAGGATACAGGATGTTAATAGTTTTTCCTTGATCATCGAGTACATTTAATTGCCCGTCACGGAATCTGCTAGTGTGTTTTACAGTAAATTCTGCAAAGCCAATCTTACTGCTCAGCTGCCTACACTCATCTTCTTGATGCTCGTTATGTTTGAATACAATCATGTCCCAACGGGCCCAACCACCGTTGGATATGAATGCTTTGGCATTCTCAATAATTTTGTTCCAATCTGTGTTTATCCTATAGACTGAGTGAGTATCTACGAGCCCATCAATGCCAAAGATAACCCCAACTTTAAGATTAGCTAGTTCTTGCCACCATCGTGTGTTTCTTGCGCTGCCATTTGTGTGCATACGCAATGATATATTTGGATTATTTTCTCTAAGATATTGATATATTTCCAATGTATCTTTAGCTATTACTGGATCACCGAGGTTACCACACATATATAGACTGTCTAACTGTGTTATAAATTCTATAGGAAACCAATTTTTAAATTGTTCTAAGGTTATTTCCTCTAATTCAATCATAGGATTTACCTGGCCTCCTTGAAGATTTCGAGAGCACATAGGACATTTGGCCTGGCACTTGGATGTAATTTCTAAGTGTACTGCTTTGATTTCTTCTAGGTTATACATTTATTTTTCCTATAATCATGTACCGAGTGTACAAGGGCAGTTCTAATTCGCCTGCCCATATCACTGTAAGGTTACTCTGTTCTTTAAATTCTTCTAAACTGCCTGCAGTTCTAATGTGTTCGGGAATGTCATAGTTATTGCTTTGCACCACAATAAGACTATTGTGTGGCATTCCGTTTAACCATAGATCATATTGATCTTGTGTAATATGTTCACAACTAGTATTAATAACAACATCAGCGTCACTGCGAATAGCGCACATGTCTGAAGTGACTGCTCGAAATCTACCAGCCATTTCTTCTCGTTTATTCATCATTGTAGCAATAGGCTCGCATGTAGGATCAATGTCAATACTACGAATATTTTTGACATTGATTTCGCTTTGAAATAACATACTGGCCAATACCCCAACCCAGCCGCCGTGAATATCTATGCTAACAATCTTGTTTACATGTTTTCGAAGATTAGTTATTAACCACTCTTTGCTGTTAAGTTGCCCTGACCAAAAGGCATCCATGGTACGCATGGGATCTGAACTTTGCCTAACAGCCTGCATCCAGTAGTGTAAGTGTTCAGTATCTATTTGCATCCATAAATCCTTTTATTCTGTTAGCAATAAACTCGTGACCGTTTACTCCAGGATGTTGGTTATCTAGGGCATAATCTCTATACACTCCGTTTGGAAAAACAAAATCTTTTATTCCCGGTTCAATATTAAAGAAATTAACTTTTAAAAATTTTGGTTTAAACTTCCTTAATGCTCTGTAGGAAGCAAACACATTAATAAATTTAATGCCCTGTGACTCTAAAAATAAGCTAGCATGATGTATGTAAAACCAAGACTTTATAGCCAAGTCGGCCGAACTGTGTGCCATAGCCCAGTGCTTTTCTAGTTCGGAATCATTCCATGCACCTACAGAAGTATGCTGTTGCTCTTGCCAAAAGTGAGACTTATTGAATAACATATCTCTATCAGGAAATGACCACATAATAATCACCACATCTGTTGATTTAAAATCATAATTTAAAATGTTAAATAGTATCTCAAAGTTGCTAGCACCCGAGCGGCCACGATTGTCAACCTCCACTTCTAAAAGTTTCCCCAACACAGCCGGCCAAGCAAACTTGCTTGACGTTTGTCCTAGTTCGTGTACGGGCCATGTATCAGGCAATGCGTCGCCATATGTGAACGAACATCCAAATGCAACAAGTCTATCAGGAGTTTTGCTGACTGTTTTTATAATGTTTTGCATAGTTTAAATTTTATTTTGCAAAGAAACAGATATAATTTCCGCAGTTTTTCTAATAGCAGAAGGTCCGGGATGAAGTAGATCTCTAGCAAAGTCAATGGCGTGTATGTTGTCAAAGGTTCTATCGAAACTGAACAATTCTGAGGTAGCTGCATCAAAGGAGTATTCATATGTCGCTGTTCGATTTTTCCATATCAGTTGAAAAATTTTCTGGGCCATAACTGCATTGGCTCGCGGATTATATTTGTCTTTGGTCCATAGATCCATATAATTATTTTTCTCCAAATTCCAAGACCCATAATTTTCTACGCCGGTTCTTCTGTAAGACACACATCTATCATAGCCTGGCCAACCCATTATTACCGCTTTTGGTGTTGGGTATCCGTCAGCTAAAATTACGGAATTATGTAGATTAAAATTTACTGACGTTCCGCCCTGTCCTAGATTTATAACCGGTATCTGCATGATATTTTCTAGCTGCTGACTCAATGTATGAGCATCATCCACGCCCACGCCATACACATAAGAACATCCAAATACAACTATTGATTCCGCCCAGTTTATTTTCTCAAATTCTGCGGTTCTGTATCCTTTAGAATTATTGGTATATTTTACAGAATTGGTCCTGTAATACCAATCTTGCGGTTGTGTTTTTAAATTTTTCCTATAGAGCAACTGCGTATCTGCACCCGACCACTCTCCTGCCCTGTCAAAAGAACCACCAGGAATAAATTTATTTTTCTTTAGATGATTGTCTATTTTAAAAGGTAACAAATTATCTAACATAAAATATTTTTCTCTTGGGTATTTTGCTATCTGCCGAACTAACACATGTAGGTGTAACGCATACTCTTGGATTACATATTAAACTAAACCCGTCAGTTAAGGTGCCTAGTGGTGCATCGTGACAACTATAACTTCTTTTTACTTCATTACCTCTTATTATAACACTTTGATATCCACTATTGCAACTCCAATCTTGAAATTTATTAAAACCAAAAGAATTAAATCTTTCCGCTTGGTCAAAAAGATATTCCTGTCCAGTGTGATCATATAAGGCAATCTGATAAACCTCTTCTCCATTAACCTTTTGAGGGAAACCCGTCTGCATCAAATGCATCATTTCTTCTGTGTATCCATCTACAATGCCGCTGGCTGTGGGATCACTTTGAGGTTTAAGAGTTACATGGATTCCGCGTTTGTGAAAACGTTCTAACCTTTCATATAGTTCGTAGAACTTTTCAGGTACCATAACTTGGTTGACTGTGACATGGACCAACTCATACTGTAACTGTAGACACTTGTCTCCGAACTCTTGCTCCCTGGCAAACTCATCATGGAATGATGCTGTGATACTTCTACGCTGTAATAAAGCAGTGTTGTTACACCATGTGTTCCACCATTTTGATCCTGGCGACAAATTGGTAGTCATGTGTATGCTCTGATATGTGCTTTCTGTTTCGTCTAGGTGTTTTACCAAATCCGGCAACTGTTTATAAGCAGTAGGCTCACCGCCGCTGAAGCTCCAATGGAATTCAGTAAATCCATTTTGACGAGCTTGACGTTTTATCTCATTTATAGTAGACTTATATACTTCTAAGGTTTGATAATCCATCTTATCACTACGGGCATAGGGCCAACAATAGGAACAGTTATAATTACAGAAGCGACCCAAAATCCAACTGGTAGAAAATAATGGGCGATGCAACATGGTACGCTGTCCAAATCTTATTATGTTGTCGAATGGTATTTTTGTGAAGTCTTGTGTCATGATCTGACAGTATTTAACTACAAAAGTCTTGACCTTTTGCGTTTGCGGTTATATACTATATGTGTGGTCGTGAGTGGAACTTGGTAGACCTCCGGTCCGTTGTGAAACGCATTTGGGCAAGGGCAACGTCTTAGACATCGCTTTGTAGGTTCGAATCCTACCGACCACACCAATTACTATAATAAGTAGTAGAACATAACTTAAGGAAAACATTATGTCAAACACAGTAGAACAATTAAAAACAGCAATGGAAGAATTCTTAGCAGAGGATGCCAAATTCGCAGCTGGCAATAATGCCGCAGGTACTCGTGCTCGCAAGGCTCTTCAAGAAGTAGGCAAGGCAGTTAAAGCTCGCCGCAATGAAATCACAGAAGAAAAAAATGCCCGCAAAGAAGCAAAAACAGCAGCCTAACTACAACTCAGACACCGTGACCATAGATAGCAGCTATGGTGCGGTGCCTTATACCACTAACATAGGCGGCAGCATGGGCACTGATACCATCACCATTGATAATACTATGTGGTCAGGCACTGTAACACCACCTTACACCTACACCACTACTGGGACTGCTGGGGCTGGTACCTATAATTGGAATAATACTACTACCTCGACGAATGCCAAAGTTCATATCAACGGCGATGGTCTGGTCATGCAGGAAGGTGCCGATATCGTTGTGGGTGGTAAGAGTCTAACCAAAGCCATAGAGCAGATCGAAGAACGATTGTGTATACTTCATCCCAATCCAGCACTGGAAGAACGTTGGGACAAGTTAAAAGAACTGCGTCAGCAATATATAGAAATGGAAAAGGATCTTCTCGAGAAAGAGAAGTTGATGAAGATTTTAAAGGAAGCATGATGAATGTTCGATTACTCAGCTACAGTCAACCCACACAGGAATTCGCAGATCTTGGCATCGGAGATGCACAGGAACTCATTGCGTATTGCGCCCGTGTCAGCAATCCCTCGAATCAACTCAACACAGACACATCAGAAAAACTCATCCGATACTTGGTCAAACACCAACACTGGAGCCCACTCGAAATGGTCTCCGCCTGTATCGAAATCACCACCACCAGGGATATTGCACGACAGATCCTCAGACATCGTAGCTTCAGCTTCCAAGAGTTCAGTCAGCGATATGCTGACCCTACTAAAGACCTGTCGTTTGTATGTAGAGAAGCACGGTTGCAAGATCCAAAGAACAGACAAAACAGTGTCCCAGTTGATGATCAACTGTTACAAAACGAATGGTACAGAGCTCAACAACGAGTCATCTATGCAGCCAAAAGAGAATACGAGTGGGCTATCTCTAATGGTATAGCCAAGGAACAAGCTCGTGCTGTGCTGCCAGAAGGTCTTACAGAAAGCAGGTTATATATGAATGGTACGCTACGTTCATGGGTACACTTCATTGAACTGCGTTCAGCAAATGGTACACAAAAAGAGCATCAAGAAGTGGCTGTGGCCTGCGCAAAGGTCATTGCAGAAATATTCCCAATGGCTGAAAGCCTAGTACAAAATGGATGAACTTAACAAATTCTGCGAAAACTACGAAGTACGTGTGCTCAACGATTCCAAGCGTAGGGCACGGTATCATCCTCCCCGGTTTTTTACAGATCCCAGTCGCGCTGATATCATTCGCCACGATGTAGTCGAGTACGAAACCGAACAGGTCTACACAGTAGAAATACCCGAAGGCAGACTACGAACTCTAGTTGAAATGGAACGCAAGTTTTTTAACTATATTAATCATCGCGGTAAACCAATTGACATGTTTCAAATGCTGATGGACAAAGAACGTGAAGAAGCTCACTATAGAAATACCAATGCTGCTGTCCAAAAAGCCTACGAACAATATTCAATCATGCTTAACCTAGCAGGATATCAAAAAAAGTTTTGATTCATTTTGAATAGATATTGACAGGTTTCTAGAAAGATAGTATAATTAAGTTGTTCAACAGAGAAAATACATCATTATGGCACAACATTCAAATTACTGGTCATGCACTCCCTTTGCAGATTGGCTCCGCGGCACCAAGAAACTCAGTGCCGGTACCGCAGAAGAATGGGACGACTGGACCACTGCGGCTCAAATGAAACACAATTTTCGATACTGGTTGGCTGAAGAAGCACTGGGACATATTCAGGATTTTGTCACCTGGCCCGTTAGGAGTTTACACAGTGTTAAGTACTATATCAATAACCGTTGGGTTACTCGTACTCATAGTCTTACTGCTCACAGTCGCGACATCAAACCCGGGCAGTGGCAGGATGTTGGTAACAGGTTTCTACCATGCTTGTTTAACGAACTACAAGACTTTGTTGAAGTAGAATCAGCATGGATGCATATTGCCTGGGGCAGCAAAGAAGACCGCGCCAAATACAATCCTCCATTCTGGGCCAGTGGTTGGTGGCGTTGGAGAACTTGGCGTTGTCCGCAAGCTGGTATTGATCATCTTGATTGGGCAATGACCTTGGTTATGGATGACAATATGGGTGTTGAAAAAGACAGTCCTAACTTTGGCAAGCCAACTGGACAAGCAGAACGAGCTAAAGAACTTAAAGAGCTTTACATATGGTGGACTGTGACTTATCGTGCTCGTCCAGACCCATACGATGCCAGTGGATGGACTGCGGCCTGCGAAGCACAGCGAGAAGCCAATGGTGGTAAGTTGAGTTTTAGATCTCCTAAAGATCCTGTGCTTAAGAAAGCACAAGACAAAGCACATAAACTACTTCAAAAAATTGAAGCTGATTATGAAAAAGAAGATGAAGCCATGATGATCCGTTTGATCAAAGCTCGTGACAGTCTCTGGACATGATATGAGCATATCAGATCAACACGAACACTGTATTGAAGATTTGTATGCCAAGTATCTACAGTTCACTGCTGTGATGTTGGAAGAATATAAAGATATAGAAATAGCTGGGGTCATGATCACGCAGGCTCTTAGCATGTATAGAACTGTGTTACCAGAAGAAGATTATCAACGCATGGTAAAAAGTATATATGAAAGAAGAAATGATGTCAAAACCTTGGACTGAACTTGAACCACAGACTCCTGCTGAAGGCGTTCTTAAACGCAATAACTATGGCGACGCAATCACCTATCAGGTCACTTGCGAATGTCACGACGCCAATCACGATCACAATGTTTGGGTCGAAGCTGATGACCATCGTGTTACTGTTACTACCTACACCACACAGAAGTCTCAATGGTGGAGTCTAAATCGTTGGCAGACTATTTGGATTCTACTTACCAAAGGCTATATTGAGTATGAAGCCAACATTATTATGACTGAACAGCAGGCATTGAACTACGCAGAAACTCTAAAGAAAGCAATACAAGATGTCAAAAATTTCAAGCAGCCCTGAACGGCATACCTTCCAATTAGAAGGTGTCAAACGCCGTGCCGAGGAAAAAGGTGAAGAAGTTCCAGAGCAATATGAAAACTTCTGGAAAACTGCCAAAGAGCAAGATGCGGCAAATCTCGTAGATCCCGAATGGCAAAAGAACAACATGCAGTATGATCTTCGCAGTACTGTATGGATCTGTGACAAGGCCAAAGCCAGTGACGGTTATGCTCAAAATATCTATGCAGCCATATGCAACAATGACTTTGTCAAATTGGAAGTTGTACCTATCCTTAGACAAGATCCGGACAGAGATTTTTGGAGTGCCTCCTGGAGAAGTGCCGGCGGTATTGTGGCCGACATGTTGGAAAAGGGCGACTATATAGATTGGTACTGTTCTGGTATGGGTGAAGGATTGGGCAATGGTGATCCTGATCATGTTAAAGGCTATGTACCGGAAGGTTGCATCACCGACGAGATCCGGAATGATCTCCAACAGCTTGGCTGGGCCGTAGTGCCCGGTGGAGATTGGGAAAAATTTATCTAAGGAGATTGTGTTAGTATCATGAACTTTGAACTTTATGAAGTTTGGGCAGTGGATGAATCGGGCCATGAAGAATTGGTAGAAACCACGAGCAGTAGGAAAGAAGCATTAGAAATAGCAGAAGCCAATCTTGGATTGGGTGTTATGGAAGCTATTGTGTATCAAGAAGATGAACATGGCGACCTACATGAAATCAAGCGATTTGGACATGGTTGACAAACTCACAGTTTGGTGCTATAATATATGTATTGTTTAACAACAGGAGTGACTAAATGGTAACCAAACTGAAAAAAGCAAGTATTGCTATCCGTCAAAACAAAGGACGTGATCTAAGTCCGAAATGGGACGATCACGAAACCTTCACTGCTGATCAATTTAGTCGACACTTCCGGATGTCTATGAGTTATTATCGTTTGGAAACCAGCGGCAAAGAACTCAAACCCAAAGTTATTAATTGGATGAGCATCCAGAACTATCCAAAAGATGTTATCAAAGCATTCAAAGATACCAAAGACAATCGTTGCGGCGCTACTGTAGGCGCCATTGCTGCCAATCTACTTAGAGGTATGCCTGCAGTGAGAGCGGACTTTAATGAAGGTCGTAACACCGCAGAATGGTTGAGCAAGAGCATTGCTAAGATCATCGACGAGGGCAAACACGACGAAGTTGAATCTGAAGAAGGTGCAGTAGAAACCAAACCCGCAGTATATACTCCTAGCATTCAAGAACGACTACGTGAAGTTGCACTAGGTATGACTGAAGAAATTGAAGATGCCATCGAGGCGTTTCAAGTAAATCCAGAATCGTTTGAGCCAAAAGCATTTAAACTTCTAAATCTACTACGTGGACGTCAGGCCAAGGCTGCTCACGCTCGTATTATTAAAACATTATACAGTCGGACCTACGACGAATTGGTGGAAGCAGCTACTACCAAAGACGAGCAGTTGAAAGAGGGCTACAGTCATTTGAGCAAGGCCAACCTGAAAAAGATCACGCTGTTCTACAGCGAAATCCTGGCAGCGTGTGACATGCTGGCACAAGAAGCCAAGGTTAATAAAAAGCCTCGTGCTAAAAAGCCTACCGATAAAGCCAAGGTTGTGGCCAAGATGAAGTATCTCAAGCAGGACGAAAAACTTAAATTGGTGTCTATCAACCCACAAGATATCATCAGTACCAAGGAACTGTGGATCTACAATGTCAAGTCACGTAAATTAGGCAAGTATGTGGCCGCTGAATTCAACGATCTTGGAGTCAAAGGCACCACGGTCATTGGCTTTGATCCAATAAAAAGTGTGCAGAAAACCCTGCGCAAGCCGGAAGAACAGCTCAAAGAGTTCAAGGCAGCAGGCAAAGTGCAGTTACGCAAGTTCTTAGACGATATCAAAGCTGTAGATATCAAACTCAACGGCAGAATCAACGAGGATACTGTGTTATTAAAAGTACAATAACAAAGTAAATTCTCAGTAAAAAGCGGGCTTCGGTCCGCTTTTTCGTTGGCGGATAAATACATTACTATGAGCAATGTCAATAATTTATTAGCCGCACTAGGCGATGAGATCAACGCAATCGCACAAACTGTTGCACCAAACGGCAAAGAAATAGCACGAAAAATGCCTGCACGATCCCTGTCGGGGGATCATATTTCCGGGGGCAAAATACATAACTTTGCCAGTACCGGTATCACAGATACCGCTGTAAAAACCCAGTTAACTGTGAACAATGATGGTGTCACAGTTAAAAATCTATTCGTAGAAAACATAGATAATCTCACAGTCACCGGCACCCTTAAAACCAAGATCCTAGAAGTTGATGAGATCCGTGCTGACATCAAGTTTGAAAAAGATGTGCCTATCGTATTTTCAGGCGATACCATCGACGGCAAAGGATTGCTGTGGAGTGGGAAGGGATACACCAAACAATTTATATTCAACTCTGAGCCGGATAGATTCTTTTCATCTGAAAATATAGACCTTGCTAAAGGCAAAAGTATCACTATCAACAACATCAAAGTAATTGATGAAAAAGAATTAGGCCCTACTATAACTAAAAGTAATCTCAGAGAAGTCGGTCATCTCAAGGGATTGATAGTAGATGGTAGTTTATCAGTAAGTCAGTTCATGGTGTTCGATGCCAACACTAGTAGACTAGGCCTAGGCACAGACAGTCCTAACGCTGCTGTGAGTATTGTAGACGAAGGAGTAGAAATAGTTCTCGGATCTAAAGACACAGTCAAAGCATTCGTAGGAACTTATGCCAGTCATCAACTTGAAATCGGCACCGATAACACTGCAAGAATAATTATTTCACCCAGCGGCAACATAATGTTAGGTAATCCAAAAATTGCACCAGTTCAGGTTAGTGTGCATGGTAAATTATCTGTGAGAGTGTCAACCCCAGATCCAGAAGTTGATCTGCATGTCAACGGTGCAATAAGATTTAATAATAGACTGCAAAAATACGACAGCACTTATCCCACAAATGGATCGTATAACGAAGGTGACATCATATGGAACATACAGCCAAGAATGAATTCTTATGTAGGTTGGGTGTGTATTCAAACCGGAAGTCCTGGTCTATGGTCGCCTTTTGGTAAAATTGGAAATTCATAACATGGCAAGCCAAGAAAAATTAAATGCATTAACAACCTTGTTGCAAGAAGTATTTCAAGAAGGTCAAGAAATCGACTCTGCTGAATTTCCTTACATAATCATCAAAGGTGATATCGATGGCAAGGGAATACTGTGGAGTGGGAAAGGGCACAACAAACAGTTTATTTTTAATTCCAATCCGGATAGATTCTTTGTATCTGAAAATATAGATCTTGCCAAAGGAAAATATCTAAGCATCAACAACATCAAATTGATTGATGAGAAAGAACTAGGTCCTACCGTAACCAAAAGCAGTTTAAGAGAAGTTGGTCATCTAAAGGGATTGATAGTAGATGGCGGATTGAGTGTAAATCAATATCTAGTTTATGATAGCATATCTGATCGATTAGGACTTGGAACAGATCAACCCAAAGCTGCTGTTAACATTATAGATCAAAATGTTGACATAGTGATAGGTGCAGAAGGCACTAACACTGCAAGAATCGGCACGTATAATTACACTGACCTAGAACTAGGAACTGATAATACCGCCAGGATCCAAATCAAGGCCGGCGGTAATGTTATTATAGGTAACCCGGCAGTGGGAGATACCAAGGTCACAATCATAGGTTCGTTAGGCATTAATGTCAATAACCCCGATCCTCGTAGTACCTTGCATGTGAATGGCGCATTAAAATTCAACGACAAACTGCATCTCAGCGGAAATGAACCTCCTAGCAGTGGTTCGTTTAACGAAGGCGATATCGTATGGAACAGTTCACCCCAAGCAGGAAAATCAATCGGTTGGGTCTGTGTTCAGCCAGGTAACCCTGGAATATGGAACGGATTCGGTAGAATCGAATAATGCCTCGAGCATTGGTAATTGGCAACGGCGAAAGTAGACGCCACGTTGATATTAGCACATACACCAATCATGTTCTTATAGGATGCAATGCCATACACAGAGATCTCAATGTCAATCATTTGATCTGCTGTGATCGTAGAATGGTCGAAGAAGCTGTAAACAATATCAATACCAAAGACACAGAAATCTATGTGCGCGATCGTTGGTATCACTATTTTAGAAAAATAAGAAAAAACAAAAACATCAACCTTCTACCTGAAGTACCCACTCGAGGTGAATTAAAAAAAGATCAAGGCGAACATTGGGGCAGCGGAGGATACGCTGTGCTGTTGGCAACTGTGTTAGGACACCAAGAAGTTACGTTAATCGGATTTGATCTATATCCAATTGATCATAGTGTGAACAACATCTACAAAGGCACAATGAACTATGCTAGAACAGATTCTCAGGCAGTGGATCCTAGCTATTGGGTCTACCAGATCGCATCGGTATTCATGCATTATCCCAATACAACATTTGTTATCTATAATAGACAGGGGTGGAAGATGCCGCAGGAATGGAGAAAAAATAACGTGGAATTCATTGCATTATAAATAGAAATGTAATATAATATTACATACACACACAAAGAGGTCTCTATGGCATCATCCCTCTATAAACACTCTGCAGTCATCAAACTTGCTACCTACAAAAAGGAGACTAGAGATGGCAAAATTTCTTTCAACAAAACATTACGGACACAACATTGGTCTGTCAGCAGTATTCCGTCAACCTAATGCAGATCACAGCCACTGTCATTTACTACATGGTTATAGTCTAGCATTTACATTCACATTTGGATGTGACCAACTAGATGATAAAAACTGGGCGGTGGACTTTGGTGGTCTGAAACCGCTCAAGGCATGGCTAGAAGATCACTTTGATCATAAGTTGGCGTTAGATAAATCGGATCCACATTTAACCAAGTTCCAAGAACTAGAAGCATTGGACCTAGCAGAGATCAGAATATTTGATGGTGTGGGTGCAGAGAAGTTTGCCGAACATGCTTTCAATTTTGCTGATAAATTGATTAGAGAAAAAACTGGTAGTCGTTGCTATTGTGTTAGGGTAGAATGTGCAGAACATGGCGCTAACTCGGCTATCTACGAGGCGTAATTGCGTAGACTTTGGCATATATGGGCCAAGGCTCTAGGTGAAAAGTCAGGTGCTACTGACCAGGAAGCTGATTCAGTAGCACTTGTTCGTACCGTTATCATACTGATCTATATCATTACTAACCTGTTTATTATCGCTGGTGTCATCAGACATTGGTAAATAATAATATGCGTACATTTAATATTAATCAACTTACTATCAGTAACAAATTACCCTTTGTTCTCATTGCTGGACCATGTCAAATAGAAAGTCAAGACCATGCAGAAGCCACATGTGCTAGACTTATTGCTATCACAGCATTACTTGGCATTCCCTTGATCTACAAAAGCAGTTTTGATAAAGCCAATCGTTCTAGTATTAGTACTAAACGAGGAGTTGGCATCGAGGAAGGCTTACAAATTCTCAATGCAATCAAGCACAGTTTTGGAGTGCCTGTTTTAACAGATATTCATGAATCGTGGCAGGCCAAAGAATGTGCAGAAGCTGGCATTGATATACTACAGATTCCTGCATTCCTATGCAGACAAACTGATTTATTATTAGCTGCTGGAGAAACCGGATGTGCTATCAATGTCAAGAAAGGACAGTTCCTTGCACCCCACGATATGAAAAATGTTGCGGCAAAGATTGCTTCAACTGGTAATGAACGCATCATGTTATGCGAAAGAGGATACACTCATGGATACAATAATCTTGTGGTGGACATGCGCAGTCTACCTATTATGGCAAGCACTGGCTATCCAGTGGTCTTTGATGCCACACATTCTGTTCAACAGCCTGGGGGAATGGGAGAAAGATCTGGGGGAGATAGGACCATGGTCCCGTACTTGGCGAGAGCTGCTATAGCCACAGGCTGTGTGTCGACCCTGTTTATGGAATGTCACGAAGATCCAGATAACGCACCCAGCGACGGACCTAACATGATCAAGTTAGATGACCTTAGCGATATTTTAAAAGACCTGGTAGCCATAGATGGAATTGTCAAAAGAACAACGCAGACACGCCAAGGCTGAAAAGAAAGCTGCTAAAATGGCGGCACGTGGAGAATATCCTGATCTAGTAGTGCCTTCAGATCACAGCGATCCTATCACTGTGCTGTGCGTGAGATTCGGTAACAAGTATGGCAGAGAATATGTAGAACGGTTGCGCAACATGGTGTCGAGGCATCTCACAGTGCCCTATGAATTTGCTTGTCTCACCGACGATCAACACGACATTTCCGGAGTACGCAAAATATATCAACCAAATGCCAACTATGCTAGGGGATGGTGGCACAAGGTTCACATGTTTGATTCTACATTGTCTTTGAAGGGAAGAATACTGTATCTCGACCTTGATGTGGTCATACATGCCAACATGGACAAGCTCACCGGATATCATTCCAACAGCTTTATAGGTATCCATGATTTCAATAGGAAATTTCATCCGTCGTGGAACTATCTCAACAGTTCTGTATTGGCCTGGACTCACGGAACACAGAGCCATATCTATGAACAGTTCAAACAAAAGCCCGCAGATGCACAACGGCTTCAGGGAGATCAGGATTGGATATGGAAGTTATGCAAAGATAAAATCAAGTTCTGGCCCAAAGAATGGATTATGAGTTACAAATGGGAAATCCGAAGCAGGGAAGAACTCACTGTTGCATATGGTGGAAGAAAATTCAAAACTGTTCGAAATGACGTTAGGCCGCATCAAGAATGCAGCATAGCCGTGTTTCACGGAGAACCAAATCCGCAGGACGTTCAGGACAAATTTGTTGTTGACAACTGGCAGTGATGATGTTATACTTGTAGTATGACATTTACTACATATCGCAGCCAAATTCGCACAATCAGACAAGATAATCCTTGTTTTCGTATTGTTGATAAGTTCGTCACTGCTCCAAGAGCAGGATTCGAGATAAGTGAAAAATGTCCGGCTGAATATCAAAAGATTTTGTATGAGTGTTGGGGGAATGGATGGATCAAACCTGTGGCCTATATGACAGAACGTGAACTTCTTATTTCAGGATTATGCAATGATTAAACGACTGGGCTTTGCCTGCAAATGGATTAATGATCCTGAAGAAGTCAATGGCATGAAGATTAATGCCAAAGACCGTGACTTAAATACAGGCTCTACCACAGTTAGGTGGTTGCGTGAACATCCCCAAGAAGCAGAACAGCGGCTTTGGGACTTGATGGAACGAAACATAGAAGCCTGCTACAAATTAGTCAGCAGGGTAGGAACACTAGATGAAGATCTTAGAATGGTACGACTCTCAAGTGATATACTTCCTGTATACACTGAGCCTAGTTGGAAGTGGTTTTGGCGGCAGCCCGATGTTAGAGCCTTTGCAGAAAAAGGATTTGCCCGAGTGGGTGATGT